GGTACGGGCTTGGGTACCATCTTGTAAGGGGGAGGCATGGCCAAGTATCATATTGTGCTTACTGGCGACGATGACGCTTTGTGCGTTGCTGCCGGCCGGGGCACGTACGACGAAGAGAACGACGTACTAGTTCCTGAAGACGAGGCGAACGATCCCAACGGTCACTACTTCAACTGTACCGACTGTAGCTACGTACAACATGGTGGCCGCCGGCACGTAGAGCCGATCGCGGGTTACGTCTTTCCAGGGGCTACGACATGACGGTCTTCGGATGGGATACGTCGTCACACGACGACACTCCAGCGAGTCTCGACGGCCTGTCGTTCTTCACGTGCAAGATCACGGACGGCGACCACTACTACGAGAATCCCACAGCCGCAGCTAAGCTCAATGCAATGAAGGGCTTCGGCTGTGAGATCCTCGGAACGTACCACGTCCTCTGGGGCAACCGGTCGATCGGGAACCAAGCAGCGTGGTACATCCAGATGATGGATGCCCGCATTCCTTGGTGGCGAGACTTCCCGTACTTCATCTGTCAGTCGGACAACGAACCGTTCTACAGCGGCCAGACGGTTCCGTCGATTGCCCAGATCAATGAGTTCCACCACCGCGTGGCGGATCTTTCTGGGGGAAAGATCCCTTTGCCACGAAGCTTTGGATATTCTCCAAAGTGGGTGTATGGAGCTGCGTTGTCAGGACAAGAAGTCGGATGGTGGCAATCGGACTACGGCAGCAATCCTTCGGGCCACTACCCGAGCGTCTACCCTGGTGATCAGTCCTCACGATGGTCGCCATCAGTTAGCAAGTCGGTGTTCTTCCTGCAGTACGGGTCGAACACAACGATCGCAGGACAGACAACAAGCGACGCGAACGCCTTCCGGGGCTCGCTCGACGATCTCAAGACAGCACTAGGAGGAGACATGGGTACCGAGGAATGGGCCGCCTCACCGGGCGCGAACACGTGGGCACTGACGCAGGGCAACGCGGGCTTCGTTGGCCAGCAGCGCGACACCGCCCTAGCCTTCGCGTGGGAAGCGGCGCACAACGCGAACGAGAAAGCTGACAAGGCGCTCGTCGCACTCGACGAGATCAAGGCGATGATCGCCGCGCTCACGCCGCCGGCTGGTGGGCTCGTAGCCCACACGCACAGTGTGAGCGTCTCTGTGACGGGCTCAGGAAGTGGTACGTCTGGACCTGCTACGCCGGCGGCGACTGAGACCTCATGACCGACTACCGCTACGTCTTTGGCACCATGGGCGGCGAGCAGCAACTCGCAGAGATTGCTTGCTACGGCGTTACCATGGACATGCAGATGAACAAGGGCGGGCAGTGGCAAGGTACGTTCCAGTTGGACCAAACCGGTATGCAAAACTCCGACCTACTTGCAGCGTCCATACCAGGGCGCTGTTGGATTGCAGTCGAGCGTAACGGGATTGCTATCTGGCACGGATTCATCTGGAGCCGTGTCTACTCAGCTCAGTCCAAGTCCGTCCAGTTGTTTGCGCTTAGCTTCGAACAGTACCCGAAGCAGCGTCTCATTCGTCAAGACACGACGTTCACAGCAGTGGAGCAGCGTAACATCTTCTCCTCGCTGTGGACTCAGATGCAGTCTGATACAGGCAACAGTAACGTCAACGTCATCGTGCCTGGAGCATTCACGACGGTGGTGCCCAAGAATGTTTCGGTCCTCGCGACCGACTTCAAGTACTACGACGGCATCATGTCAGGACTCGCTGACGCTGTGGATGGATTCGACTGGTACATTGGCGTATCCAAGACCGGTACCTACTACCAGAAGAACCTGGTCATAGGGTATCCTACACTGGGTGTTGGTCAGTCGCCTGGCATGAATGTGTTTGAGTACCCAGGAAACATCACCCAGTACTACTTGACCGAGTACATGTCGGATGCAGGTACTAACGTCTTCGTCATGGGTAACGGTGAGGGCTCTGACATGCTCGTGTCGGAGGTTGTCGCTACTGACCTTGTGGCTGGAGGCTTCCCCCGCTATGACCAAGTAGTGTCTCGTAAGGACCTCGACGACCTTACGCAGATTCAAGGAATTGCACGGCAGCAATCACAGATCAAGCGGCCTCCGATTGCTGTGATTAAGGTTACCGTCAAAGGCAACCTGACTCCAGAGTTCGGAAGCTACAATCTTGGTGACACTTGTCGAGTTGTCATCAAGGATCCGCGTTGGCCTGGCAATGGTTTCTCCGGCTACAAGCGGCTCTTGAAGTGGAGCCTCACGCCGCAGGCGTCTGACAACACGGAGGAAGCGGACCTAGTCTTTGAAGGTGATCCAGATGTCTGAGGGTGAGTCAGATGGCTGATGACAAGTACAATACCGGCGCGGCGCCAATCGATCAGGTCATTGCAGACCTACAGAGGCGTGTTGCGATTCTCGAACAATCTCCACGACTGCAGAATGCTTCGATCGACGCAGGCGGTCTTACCGTCAAGGGCGGCGCCATCCGAGTAACCGACCCGAATGGTGTCGTTCAAGTTCTGCTCGGCAAGCAAGCTGATGGTTCCTACGGACTTGGAGTTCTCGAGTCCAGCGGCGCCGGCTTCCACCAAGTGCCATACGTGTACAGCGACTTCATTCAAACTGGTGAGACAGCCACAAGCACGTCTTACCAGGACCTCACTACCATTGGCCCTCAGGTTACTGTTCCTGTCAGGTCTAGTGGTAGGATTCTTGTATTCGCTACGGCGCAGATGCAGTACCTGAGTTCCACAGGAGCTAACGTTACGCAGGGTGGTGTGATCAACGTTGCCATGTCTGGTGCCAACACTAGAAGCCCTGTCGACGCAAACGACCCGCTGGTTGGCATCTGGACTCAGAACATGATCGTCAGTGCTGGTACTGACACCTTCACGAACATCATCACCATAACGGCCTCAGCCACCTTTACCGGGCTGACACCTGGAGCTACTACGATCACCATGAAGTATCGTAGGTCTTCGACAGCAGCTTCGAATACAGACTTCTTCCGCAGAGGTCTAGCGGTCATAGCACTTTAAGGGGGAAGCATGTTTGGCGTGGAGCTAGGTAACTACGGACCGAGCTCGCTGGTTGCTCTGTTCGTTATTGCCATAGCTCTAGGCTACCTAGTACCACGCTGGATGCACATTCAACGTATCAAGGACAAAGATGAGCTGATTGCGAACCTTCGTAAGGCCCTCGACAAACGCGATGAGCAATTTGACAAACTCATAGCATCTGTCGAAGTGGCAGTCCGCACGATCGAAGAATTGAAAACTCAGGCGAACGGAGTTCGCGCTGCAGAGGCGAGGCGAACATCATGAGATGGAAGCTGCCCTGGAGCAGGCCTGAGCCGCAACAGCACGCCGCTGAAATAGTGGAGCGGCTCGAGGCTATCGAGGCAGATGACGCACGTGTGGATAAGCTGCAGAGACGTGCAGACCGAATCATGCGTGAGAACAACCTCGCACCAATGATAATGAGAGCATTAGGGGTGCGGCCAAGATGATCTACAGGATGCTGTCACTGCTGGTGACAATAATGGGATTGGTGGGTTGTCTGACCTTTGTTACCCGTTACTGGGTTCTGTCAGGGGGGCGGTGGCGAGATACTTACGCAGGTAGATTCTTCGTGGTGGTATATAGTAATCTAGCCGCCTTGTTCCTGCTGATCATTGCCAACCAGATCTTTGGAGACTGGCCAGGTAGGAAGGTGGTATCCCTAGCTTTGTACCTGGCATACGTGGCTCAGACCTGGTGGCCTATTAGGCTCCTAAGCATTGCCCAGCAGAAGCCTGTCGACCTCATTGAGCCAGTACGGAAGCGTGAGGGACAACATAGAAGGGAGGAGAGCCAAAGCTAATATCCGTTTCTAGAACCATATATAGACAGCTGGCCCGCTACCTGGACTCACCCTCCTCCGGTAGCGGGCCAGCGCCTTACTCGTCGGTCACGACGTCGCCTCCCGCCCGGCCCGCACGCGGAGCCACCCGGAGACCTTGCCGACGATGCCCATGCCCAAGGGCGGCATCCGGTCGATCTCGTCCGCCGCCTCGTTCAGTGCCGCCGCCCGGAGGTGGGGAGCGGCAGCGCGGATGGCGGCGGCCAGCGCAACCAGTTCCTCGCCACCAACGCGGCCGGGTGGCGACTTCGCGGCGAACGTCTGCTCGGCCGCCTCGATCGCCGCGTCCAGCCCTGCCGGGTCCGCAGCGTTCTCGCGCCAGTCACTCATACTAGGTCCGTCCTTACTTCGTCGATCGGTACGTGCTCGCGGTAGTCGTCGAGCTGTGTCATACGAAGTGGTCGAAGCAGGTCCCGTTCGTTGCGCTCGAACGTACGGTAGCGGAGCACGTGGCGGGTCGCGTCCATCGCGTGCTTGTTTCCAGGCTCCCACAGGCCCAGACGGCGAATCTTGTCATCCGTCCAGAAGCCTTTGCCGAGGGAAGCGCCCGTGAAGTCAAGGCGTACGAAGTCCACGAAGCCGAACTCGTACTTCAGGACGCCGATCACCTCGCGCGCAGTGTAATCGATCTTGTCGCGGAACTGTTCGTCTTTCCGGAAGTCGAACTGCTCGCAGAGGATGTGGACAGTCGGCTTGGCGAGGAACGGCTCGCAGCGCCGGTAGATGCCGTGGATCATGCTGGTGACACGCCGAAGGCCTTCACGGGTATCGCAGTTCGATATCTGGGTTCTGTACCACTGCTGCAGCTCGTAGTAGTATGCAGCAAGGCCGGTGGTACCACCAGGGTCCACGCCGATCGTGACCTTGTAGTTATCCATTGATCCTCTCTCCGAAGAACTGCTGCCGCTCGCTTTCGTAGGCGGCCCAGAAGTTCTCTTCGTTCTCAAAGATGGTGTCTGGAGCGTACACACCAGGAGCGATCAAGCGTCGTCCGAACGACGCACCTTCCTGATAGAACCAGAGTGCTTCCCAGAGCACGCCTGATGCGTTCTTGTTCCATGTACGTGCAAGTACCTTCAACTGAGCACCTCCATCGACTTTAGCCGCTCTGTGGGATGTGAGATACGTCCGACGGCTAGACTCTAGTTAGACGAAACTGCATGGCTTTCTACTTAGGCGGTAGATTCCTCTTGTCTCTTTAAGGTCTAGATAGGTTAGACCTTAGTTAGACTTCACCGTTAGCCTAGCGTAGTGCTTGACTCTCTTCTTTTCCTTCCAGGTCTCAAGTTGGTCCTCGTGTCTGTAGTCCTTGTTAGGGTCGTAGCCCACCATTCGACGTAGGCTTTCTACTTCGGTTGGCGAGAGCTTAACACCCTTCTCGCGGGGTGCCTTTTGAGCATTGACGGACTTTGGTGGTAGCGGATGCTTGCCCTGCGCCTGCCGCTCGCGACGCTTCCTACGCGCGTCGACATTTGCCTTTGCCTGTAATGCCTTACAGGCAGCACACCGACACTTATGGTTCTTGTAGCAGTTCAGGCTAGGGTGCTTGTGTGGCCACCCGCCACGTTGAGGGGAACCTACTTTGGGTGGCATCAGAGGGACTCCTGCGTCTCCAGTCTCTGTTCGAGCTTCACGCGTGCATCGGTCATCTCAGCGATGCGGGCGTCAAGTGCTGCAAGGCGACGACGGATGGATGCACGTCCTCGAACCCTGACGACGATGTTCTTCGGATCGAGGTTCGTTCGATCGCCGTCGCCGAACGTTGCGTACTCGTTGTCGTGAAGCTTGCGGCCGAGCTTGGTCTCAGCCATGATGCGATGAACGAGCTCCCAGCCGTATTCGGTCTTCCGGTACAGGTAGCCGTTCTTGGAAACTCGTTCATCGCCGACGTTTGCAGCTATGCCCCTAGCCACTCCTTTACCTCCTTCAGTATGTGGATGATACCGTCCATGACCTTGTTCAGGGCCTTAAGCAGAAGTACCATTACAGGTCACTCCTTAGGTAGTCCGTGTCCGATCTGATCCTTCTGGAAGTCGCGTTGCTGTACTTCGCTCCAACGACGTCGGAAGATGTCAAGCAGGTCGACATCTTCTAGGTCAGCGATCTGGAACAGCTTGATGAGAACATCACCCATCTCCTTGCGCATCTCGATAGTCCACTCAGCACGAGTTCCACGGACGGCTTGAGCACGCTTGAGCACTGCCCGACAGAGTTCGCCGACTTCTTCAGCGATGCCCAACGTGGACATGACGATGTCGGAGCTGGGAAAGTTGTGTCGAGACCACTTACCAATGGCGAGCTGAGTCTCATCGAACCAATAGTCAACTTGCGCTGAGTAGCTCACAGATCTCCCCAACTCTTGCCGATGCTGATGTCTACTGGGAAAGGAACATAGTCGGTAAAGTGTCGACCTTCGGCTGCCATGGTCGTACTAAGTAGCTGTCCCACTTCCTCGGTACGGTCTCCATGACACTCAACAACGAGAGCATCGTGAATTGTGAGTCGAAGGAAACCCAAACCACGTAGCAAGGGTCGCACGCGAATAAGAGCGGATAGGCAGATGTCACTTGCAGTTGATTGCGGCAGATAGGACAACGCTTCGTTAAGGACATCTTTTTTGTTCTGGTCGGTGATGAGCCAGAACCGTCTGCGTCGTCCGAAGGGTGAGACAAGAGGTTCTCCCCTCAGAACTTGGCTACGTATAGCCTCTTGCCATTTGACAACGTTCGGGATGAGCCCGACGAACTCGTCGTATCGTCGTTGCGCTTCACGAGGGTCAAGGCCGTACTCGAGCCCGATCGAGTACGCTTCTCGGCCGTAGCCGATGCCGTAGAAGAACGCCTTCGTCCTGATGCGCTCCTCTTTACCCCATTGACCAACTCCGTATAGCTGATCGGATAGCTCGTTGAAGAAGTCGTAGCCCTCCTCGTTACGGCTTAGGATCTCTCTTAGGTATTCATCCTGAGAGAGCGTAGCCATGACGCGAGCCTCGGCCTGTTTGTAGTCGCACTGGATCAGTACGTGGTCAGGGTGTGTGACACCAAACTGCCGTCGGATCTCCTTATCACGAACAATGTTCTGCAGATTCGGATTCCGACTTGCCAGTCGGCCGCTTGTCGTTCCGTGGAGAAGGTAAGTAGTGTAAATACGTCCGCGGTAAAGCCGTTTGCGGATTCCAACGATGTATGTACTGTAGAGCTTGTGTTGGCGTCTGTACCGAAGAAGAACTGATACAAAACGCTGTTTGGCACTCCCCTTAGGCAGTCGCTCGAGCAGGAACTCGAGTGTTTCCTGGTTCGTAGACTGAACGTTAACACCTTGTGTCTCCAGGTAGAGTTTCACCTGCGCCGGTGAACGCGGGTTGATGTGCTGCATTGGACCGTCGTCTAGATGACCTGTCGACTCCTTAACAATCTGGTCCAGTTCCACCTCGATCTCGTTGAGCCGTTCGAGGTATTCGGACTCGAGTCGGCGCATATACTCTCTGTCAATTGCAATCCCATTGAGCTCGAGGTACATGAGCTGGTTGGCTGCTTTGACCAAAAAGTCATGGACTCCCCGGAGCCCTTGTCGATGCATGCTTTCAGTGAACAGCTCGTACAACTCCCATGTGCATGCAACGTCGTACGCGTTATACCGGTAGAGGATTGGCCGAGGAATATCTCCATAATTTCCTCGGCGAGGCACGTACTTTCGAATTTCCTCATCGTACTTCGGAGCTCCTAGTTTCTCGACGGCAAGAACTTTAAGACCGTGCTGGCCAGGCCGCTCATCGAGGACATAGCTGGCGAGCATGGTGTCGAACCAGAGTTCGAGGCTTCCGAGCTTTGGCCAAAGTCCGGCAAGGTCAAACTTGCCGTTGTGTCCGATGAGTCGGTGGCTTCGTAGGAGTCGCCGCAGTCCATCGACCACGTCGTCGTCGGCAAGTGCACGCTCACCCAGAACCACTGCCTGTCCTCTTGCAAAAGCAATTCCCACGCAGAGAAGAGAATAGTTGTTCGGATGGTCGAAGGCCTCGTCCTTGTCAAAACCGACTTCAATGTCGATGACGAGAGGGCCTTCAATTCGCTCCAGCTCAGCGATGACGGCAACCGCTCGATCCGGATCGTCAAATATTCTCCACTCAGGTTCACGCCAAGGCTCACGGCTGGTCTCCCTTACCTTACCAATGTCGCTAACGAGGGACGGGAACGCGTCAGCGTTACGGAGACAGTACGCGGGGTGCCAGGTAGGGATAACTCGCACATCAGGTTGTACAGAAGCATCTCCCCAGCTACGCGCAAGCCACGCGGCGGGCTTCCTTGGAGGACCGACACGTAGCGTGGTAATTGTCCCCGGATCGTCCACCAGTAGCGTTCCCGCGGTCCCGCCAAGAGCAATAACGTCGACTGCGTCATCGCCTGCGAATTGTCGGATCTCGTTCGCGAGACGAGTCTTACACGCAACCACCGCCGCTTTAGGAGGAGTAGCGTTATCCGGAGGCCTACATAGGCATGCATTGGTCAGCATCACTTCCTTGCGTTCGATGCCTTGGTACTTGAGTACGGTGTTGAGGAGCTTGCCTGAGGGTCCCGAGAAGGGCGAACCGAATTGCGTCTCAACGAACCCTGGAGCTTCTCCAACGATTACTATCTTTCGTTCGCCATTGGAAAGAGGCCGCCCTCCCTGTGGGCGTTTGGTTGGGGCATACCCGGCGTCTCGCAGCGGGCAGTGCTGACAGTCAGCGCCGGACGCTTCAGCCTTCATCGGCACCAACTCATAAACGTCTCGATGTTCGAAGCTAGTAGGCCGGCGTCGTACTTGCGTGGCGCTTTGAAGTAGTCGTGCCGACGCCTTGTTAGCTCGCCACGGCCTGTTACGTTGACGGCCGTCATGGCGATGCCAGCTTCGGTGAACTTGTACGGTTGCGCTGAGTCCATCGATCGGATCTCAGGAGGGAACGTAACGTCCAGCATTTCTGTCTGGAAGTCTCTATTGAGACCGAGCAGGTGGATCTCGAAGCGGTTGCCGTAGACCTTGAGGATGTTCGCTGCTACGCGAGCGCGTACCTCATGGTCAATTGTTGACACGAGAATCTTCGGAATGCCAACTGCAGTGATGGTGGGTAGCTGAGCAAATGCCTCAGCGAGTCGTAGGACTTGTTGGATGTTCTCACCTTGAAGAACACCCATGATCGAGTAGTTACGAGCTTCGGGTACGTACCGAACGAACTCGACCGTACGACGAAGTGTAAGAGGTCCGTCGCCCATCACATCAGGCGCTACGACCTCGTGAGCGTTAATCGTTCTCGCGAATTGGATTAGTACTCGATTGTCGACGATCTTGCCTTCGGCGCAGCCGTTGTCGAGGATGAGGTAGTCACCTCGACGCCATGCGTGACGGTACGCTGCGAGGTAGTCGGGATTGTCTCGACACTCCTTGAGTGGCAGGACAAGGTGAATGTCGGAGCTGAGTGCGGAGTACTCAGCTCCCATCGGCGGAATCAGTGCAGCCCTCAACTCTGTCCTCCTCCGTGTACTTCCTTGTTCGAGATGAAGCCTTGCTGTGCAGACGGCTGTTGGTTCGCTGCTACCTGGGCCCTGATGCTCTCCTGCAAGAGGCGGACCCTGATGTAGGTGTAGCGAGCGTAGTTGGCGAGGTCGAGGATCTCTTCGAGAGCCATCTCCATCGTGTCGGCCATGAGGAAAGCTCCGGCGCCGTACTTCTCCTGACCGAGTGCGTGGCGCTCTTCGCAGCGAACGTCGAACTCGCTGCTCAAGTCGAAGACAGTCTGAGCAATGTTCTCGCCGTCGGGGACGTCAGCCATGATTGCCTCCGTTGATCTCGGCCAGGAACTCGGCCTTGGCAGTACGCTCGTGTTCCGAGAAGCGGCCGCGCATGGCCGCCGTGTACGTCTTTGTGCCGGGAACCTGCACGCCTCGGATGGTCATGCAGAAGTGCTCTGCACGAAGGACGACTGCGACGCCAAGAGGTTTGAGGTTCTCTTCCAGGAAGTCCGCAATGTCCTTCGTGAGCTGCTCCTGCACTTGCAGACGCCGAGCGAAGTGATGGACGACCCGAGCGAACTTGCTCAGGCCAGCGATTTGGTCGTCCGGGATGTAGCCGATGTACGCCTTCCCGATGAAGGGAACGACGTGATGGTTGCAGAGCGAGACGAACGG